AAGTCCCCCCTACTGTCCTCTTTACAAATTGTGTTAAATTACCCGTGTCTATAAGATACCCACCGTCAAGAACTCCTGTCGGCTTTGTTTCTCCAGCCGCTATTGTGAATCTATCTCCTGCGTATCTTGTAATTGCCATAATTATGAAAAACTAAATGTAAAACCATAAAAAGCCCCACTGTGATAAAGGCTATCAACTGTAGAAAGATTTATTTTTATATTGTGTGATCCCGCATTAAGACTTTTTGTGAAAGTCCCAATACCCCCGTTTGTTGTATAAGCTATTCTATTGTCTTGATTTACCCATTGGCCTTGGTTAGCTCTAACTTGACTATTTACTACAGTGTTAGATCCCGCCGCATACAATTTAACTTGCCTAACATCTATTCTGCCATCGGCTGTTTCATCTAAACCAAAATAACTTCCATTATTCCCCGGAGAAGCTCCCGAACAAACCATTGCGTTATCAACGCTTAAATCCATTAAATCATAATAATTCGCTTGCCACATCTCCCCTAGACCTGAAACCTTCACTGTTAAAGTCGAACTGGAATTTAAGTTAAAAGTCCCTAAAGCATAACCGCTTTGTATAAATTGGTTATAATACTCACGTAATACATCTGAAGGAATGTCTAACTCTCTTTCGTCAGAAGTATCCCAGTCTGATTCAAAATCTAACCTTAACTGTAGACCGTTTGTCCCAACGTGCCATGGGTCAGCTTGATGATATGTCGACAAATCAATACTGTCTCCATTACCCAATTCTCCCCCATTTAAATACCACCCGTAATACGCTGAGCTATTACCTGCTTCCCTAGTCGTGTTGTAAGTCTCTTCTCCATTAATAGGAGAAAACAAATCGCCATCTTCATTTTTAAATGGCCAAGTGGTGGTAGTTTGAACATTATCTTCTTGACCCCAATACAAACTTTTATTCCACGTAATTACTTTCTCTTCCCCTGCAGAACTAGGAAGAGTCTGTTTTTTAATAAAAGCTGTGGGTACTATAGCCATTAATAATATTCATAACCTGTTACAGCGGATGCGAATATACCAGTATTTATTCTTATAAAAGTATAAAGGTTTGTTTTAGCTGCGGCTATAGCAGGAGGTCCGCTGTCATATTCTCCTCCCCACACAACCGCATTACCTGAAGCGAAAGTAGCAGTTTTCGCAGCGTTACTATTGTTGGCTACATACATTGTCAATGTTTGGCCGTTTGCTACAGTATTAAAAGTTATAGTAGTGTTTTGGTTAATTATTTCATATTGAATATTAGACAAGCTCCAATTAACTGCGGTAGCGTTAGTTATATTAGATACAGGAGTTATATCCATCGCTCCCTGTAGACTTAAACTAGCTTTGTCCCCAATACTTCCGTTTACCGCAATCTCATTTACTACAAGTTTCTTACTGGGGTCTATCTCTAAATCTCCACCTGTAATAGTAACATTTCCGGAAAAAGGGGTATCTGTAACATCTAGGGCCGTAGAATTTATATCCACATATCTAGCTCCAGATAAAATTAAATCTCTCCCAGCCTCTATCAACAAGTCGTCAGTGGCAGCAGTACTTGTAATTTTTGAAGCTGACCCGAAAAAAGTGACATCATCCAGATTGTTGATATCGTTCCCCTGCATGTTGATATTGCTTGTTGCATTATAATTCCAAGGAGTCGTGGTAGAATCAAAGGCTACACCACTACCCGTTACTAACAAGCCGTCCGACTTTCTAACTTGAAGAAAAGGAAATGAAGCTACATCAGTATTAGATGCATCTTGCCAATTGTCATGATTATCGAAATATACATCTTTGTTTAGTCCTGAAATACGAGTTGCAGGAAATCCTTCTCCATCTCCCGTAAATGCAAATTCTGCTAATTCTGTGGTGGTTATTTGTTTAGTGACGTAAGGGCCAGTAGAGGTACCAGCGCCTACAGGTATTAAGAAGAACCCGCTTACATCCTCGTTGGCTCCTAGACCTATTAATTGAGATATCTTTTTATTTGCCATTTTTCCTTAAGCCTTATTGTAATATACACTGTTTTAATACGCCGGAAGTAGATTTGTTACTAATAAATCGTTAGTTTCCTGCTGTAAATAAAATCCATTTTGATTATTTCCACTCGCGCTACCCTCTAATAAAATAAAATCTTCCACTTTTTCCATACCATAAACCCCACTTATAAAGAAACCTTCAGTTAGGTTGTCTGGATCTACCTCTACATTAAAAGAAGCACTAAACACCTTATTATCTCCTATTGCGCTATTGTACCCAAAATCATTTAATTTAGCCCCAATGAAGGTATACCTTAAAGCTTCATCTTCTTGGTTGATTGGTATAGTTCCCGCATTTATAGGAGCCGCTAAACTTTTTGGACATTGTTGTTTTGGGTCTACTTTTATAGTAAAATTGTATCCACTATTTATAGAAATTAAATCTATTAAAGAACCACTATTACCTGAATCTACAAAACCTTCTAAACTTAAGTTAGCATATATTGTAGATGTAGGTAATGTTTTAACTGGGAACTTATATCCTAAATTATTTAAAGGCTCCCGATTTAGATCAATAGATATTTCATAACTTTGGATATGCAAAGAATCAAAATCAACGCCTAGCCCTGAAAAAGAATCAGTACTTATAGTAATATCTCCATGAGTTAATGCTGCATACCCTTCTGAAGAAAGATATCTAGGTATAACTACGCTTTTGTCAGGACTCAGAGTTCCGCTTTTAGTTTCTATCCCCGGGGCTTGAAACCCGCTTCCACTCATATCGAAGTTAATGTTATAGGCCGTATAAGAAACAGAAGCACTAGCAAACCCTCCTACAGCCCCTTGGGTATTGTAAGAATTAAGATAGCAGTTACCAAACCCTATTACATGGTAACCAGTAGCGTCTGGGTCCATAGATTGGTAAATATCTGGATCAACAAAATTTTCCTTAAAGTAGTGTTTATTAATATCTTTTTTATCAGGATTAACTACGGCATATATATTTCTGCAGTCTCGATATTGATTTAAAGGGAAGTCTTGCCAAGGATATTTAAGTTGCTTATTCTCGTCTTTTTCGAAGAATCCTGACAATAACGAAACATTTTGATTGTTGGTATAAAAAGATTCTCCGCTAAATGGAAAATTAAACAAAGGGTAATTAACGTTAAATCCTAAACGAGATTCATTTTTAGTTCCGCACAACAGATAATCAAAATTTAACTCTACTGAAGGATAATCAATATAAGGTCGATCAACTAACCCTCTTTGATTAATTTGCACTAAATCAGTGTGAGGGGTGTTAATGGAATAACTAACCGACTGTACCCTATCAATTGGATTTAACCTATTGATCTTTTGTACTAATGAAGAAGAGTCGTCAACAGGATCTCCTCCTACATAACTTAAAAAATTATAACCGCTTTTCGGGGCAGGTCCTACAAACAAGGCCTGACAATTGTAAATTACAGTTGGCCTTGCCATTACTTTTCTCCTTCATAAACACTTGCGTATAGTATTCCTGCTAAAAAATCATCAACTTGATGCTCATAAGCAACATCTTGAACTTTTTTTACTCTGTCATGATTTCGGTCAGTAGGTTCGGCAGCATATCTACCAGCTTTAGCTAACCAATTTTCTGGATCTTCATTTGCTATAACAATATTAGTTATTTCTTTTGCGATACCTTTTTGCTGTTTGCTTAACCGTTTTCTATTATGTAACTGCCTCAACGAGGCCTCCACTTCTAGCGTAAGCTTATCGGAAAGATTTAAGTTTTCTTGTATACTAGTTAAACTAAAATTAAGAGTTTCCTTAGTGGAAGCTTTAGTGCCTACTGGAGTTTTTTTGTCAGTCTCTTTTGGGGTGTTAGTCCCCGGTGGCCTACCACTCATTTGAGGAGCTTTAGCTCCCCCAATCAATGGTTGGTATAAACCTTCGTTTTTAAGCTCTTGAAATCTTTTTTGAGACTCAACAGACTCATCTGAAGTCGGGAACCTGCCGGACTCTATAGCCTGCATGCCTTCTTCGGCTGTAAGAACTCCCAATTCAATTAATCTGCTATAAATACGAGAATAAACTGAGGTGTCTCTTAAATCTACATCTTCAAAATGAGCTGTAGGGTAATTTTTAAACCCTAAATCTTTAGAGATACGCCTTATTTCCGGCATTAGGAAATTCTCTAAAAATACCCTCCGGCCTTGTTTAAGTCTTTCCATAAACACTTGGACCTTAATACTTGTGTTAGCAAATTTTTCATCACTTAGGAGAATATTATTTAACCCCATTTGAATGTCTTGATTAACTACATCATACTTTTTAGGATCAAGGATGTTTCCAATGTCAGGAATTACAAATTTAGCATCAGTAGTGTAATCAGAGATTAATACCCTACCCACAGACTCATTTTCAAAGAGCTGTTGCATTGCCATCAAATTCTTTTGGTTTACTCCTCCATCTGCTGGTTTAGCTCCCATTGTAATTAACAATATGGCTTGGTTAGTAGTCCTAGCTACAGCCATGTCCATTTGTTTCATTTCTTGCTTCCAGTTAATATCCTCCAAAACAGGATAACCCATTGGAACCGCGAAAGGTTCGTAATCTTGCTTTTTATAAAAAACAGCTATCAACCTATCAGTATCCAGAGGAATAGTGATAGCAGACATACCTACATTCTTGCTGTCTTCAATGGTTTTTCTAGTTTGTTCGGGTAAACTCTCAAGTACTTCTCTATCTTCTTCTGTTTGAGGATAACGAAGTCTTTGTAGTTCGTAATCAGTTATGACTTTATAATAAACTCCAGTACTAAAGGAGATGCTGCCTTGAAGCTGTATATCAGAAGGGTTTAATATTATATATTTCGCGGGGATGTCTATTTCTTCACCTGCTTTGGCGAGGCCAAAGGTTTGGTTCATTTTAAAAGCATCATCTTTTTCCATTTTTGCATTAAAGCGATACATGAAAACATTCCCTGAACGATAATACTCTCTAAAAAAACGGCTTTGGAGGTCATCTATGTTTATTCGACCAAAAAGAGTTTTAAAAAATTCCCGAGATTTGCGGCTCCCTCCGGTATAGAATAAATTACTAATCGAAAACTCAGTCATTAAATCGATAGTATTTCTGAATACAGAAAAATTATAATAAGCTTTTTGACAAAGAATAATCGTATCTCTTATATCGATATTAGAGTTATTAGTTATTCCATGAGAATATTTAAACGGAATCATTCCGTCTTCAATATTTTTAAAGCGGTCAGTCCGAGGAATATCGGCTGCTTTGTTTCTACGCGTCCGTGTTTGACTAGCAGTGCTTTGATGCATTGCCATCAATGGTTCCGTACCTTGTTCCGTTTTCTTCCTTACAGCCATATTTTACTTTAAAATTACACCTAAGCTATCATTCTGGGAGTAAATGTATGATTAATTTGCTCTTGGTGAGTATTTTTAATATCATTATAAGCTTTAACTGCCCAGTTTCCTAACATTAAAGTAGTGTAATTATCCTTACGAGCACGGTTTGCTGAAGTACTTCTCTTAAGGTGCTGCGGTAGATCAAAAGTTTGAGTACCCTTGGCTGTGGTTTTTACCTCTACAAGAGCGCACTGCTTCTTGGTTTGGTTAACCATATCATCTTGGAACTCTATCAAGTCACCTTTATTTTCATAAGGCATCAACTTTAACGGTACAGATTGAGAAACCACCCTATCGAAAAAACTACCACAAGCAGCTGTCCTCGAAGCAAACCATATCCTCTTATGATCAATAGAGGCTTGAAGATACTCATTAGCTTCTCTTAGAAAAGTCACCGAAAACAATTGTTTAAAGCATAAAACGCCTTCTTTAACATTGTATTGTTGTTTGGCTTTCAGAAGCATTTTCCTATAATCTTCCCCCGATTTATCACTCTGAAAATCAAAAAACTTAATATGAGTCCGAGTACTCACAAAAAGCTCAGATTCGTTTGCGCTATCTATAAACTGATACCCTGCGTTATCAATTATAATCATTACTAAATTAAAGTTATTTACTATGTAATGAAGGTATTTTATATGATCCTTCAAGTCTCCACCTGCCACTGCATAACTATGAACTAGAGTGGAATGATTTTTCTTTTCGTCATCTAATTCTAGTATTGTCATAGCAAAATAATCGGAAGAAGGGCTATTACTAAAACTAGGGTCAATAGCTAAAATATAGTCTTTGTCCCTTTCCCCTTTGATTAAAGTATGAGGCTTCTCAGTATCGGGAACAGTACAGTCGTGCATTTTTTTAGCACTAAAGTAACTATCGCTACCGTCAGTAAATTGAGCGCAATATTCCCTCAAAAAGGAAGAATTAGAAGACCCTCCTGACTTAGCTTCTTCAATAACTGTACTGTCGATCATATCAGGAGGAATAGAGTCAAAAGCCATCTGTGAAATAAAATAATCAGAATTTAAAATTTCATCAGAGTAGATATTATTCATCCAGTCCTTATAGGTTTTAAAAAGATTTTCAAAGCTAAAACTCGCAGAAGAAAGAGCTATCATTTTAGAGTTATTTTGGAACTTCACTCTTTCCTCCTCTTTCATCTTACCAGACTTAATTAATTCATCTTCCATCTCCCTTATCTTGATTCTTTCAGCCATGTCTTGAGGAGCGACCAAAAAAGGCATAAGGACCGTTTTAATAGTCTCTTCAGGTAAGAGTAAGAACTCGTCTAGCACTAGAATATTTGCACGAAAACCACGAATCTTCTCTCCACTTAACGGAATAGCTGTAATAGTACCTTCGTTTATTTTCCATTCGAACTGGTCATTACGTTTAGACTTAGCGCCGAAAGCGTGAGCTAACATTTGAGCTTCTTTGGACTCTACTATCTTTTCTAAGTTGTTAAATATAAAACGAGCAGTACGAAAAGTCGGACCTGCAATTAGAATTTTAGTTCTGGGTTCAAAAATGCATTGAAGGAAACAGTATACCGCGGCTATAAAACTTTTACCGCAACCACGACCCCAAACACACATACTAAAGTTTCGATTAAAGAAAGCTTTAAGGGTTATTTCTTGGTATAGAGCCAACTTAATTCCTGAAAGAAGTTCTGTAGTGAATCCCAAGTTAGAACGCATAAACTTAGCTAAAGTAATTTTAGCTTGTCTATCTGGTAATTCCCCTTTTAAATTCAAAAATTGTTCATTTAAATTGGGGACAGGTTTGTTGTATTTGTCTGGGCAATGCCACATATTATAATAATTTTAATTCGTAAGCTAATTGCAAATCATGTTTCTCTTTTAAAACATCTGACAGCAACAGCTTTTTTACAATTCTTGTGCATTCGTCTCTCCCATTGACAAATAAAAATTGTATGTGGGAAAACTCTTGTATTAAATCTCTTACGTTATGAAATATAAAATCTGGAGTTACTCGTGTATTTTTTTTATAGACATGCTTTAATCTGTTGAACGCTAAACAATCATTAAGATTTCTCTCTACTAATATTACCATATAAGCGTTTTCTTCGGCCGCTCTATTTATTTCGTTTTTAAATCTTTCTAACCCAGAGCTAAGAGTTCCTATTAAATCAGGTACAGACTTTCTTTCTATATAGGTATTCTGCGTTTTCTCTTTATCATTAAGGCAATAATCTCCAAATTTTAACCCTCTTACTTCTGTAGGAAAATCTTCTATTTCTAGTGGTTTTTGTTCTCGTGAATCTATATAAATTAAATGATCGTCAGAATACGTCTCTTTATAATCTTTTTTTGTAGGGATATGTTTGAACTTGTTTTTATAACCTATTTTTTTACAAAGCTTGTAATAACTATCAAAAAGTAATTCATAGTACTGAATTGGAGGCATTGGGAGTGTTCGTAATTCTACTTGAGTAGGAGTATAAACTAACCCTTTTTCCTCTTTTCTTTTTTGTAAAAGTGCTCTGCAATATTCTTGAGCCTCTTTGTTAGGTATGCTTTTAAGCCAACTTTTTAGATTCCGTTTGTTATTAAAGTCCGAAGAAAAGTACTGATCTTTATTTTTATACTTTATAAGTTCTCCAGTATGCAAATCGTGACGAGGATAATTTTGATGATAGTATTCTTCTATACTAAGCTTATGGGCCTTTATATGTAAATGAAGGCTTTTATCTTTTTCAAATTCTTTGTCACAAATTTTACAACTAACCATTTAAAACTTCTTCTTCGCTTATTCCTAAGATGCGAGACTTTATGTCTTCCATAGAACTGAGTCTTTCTATTTCAGTTGAAAGATTCTGTTTTCGCAGTTCTGCTATCTTAATCATTTTATTCCTTGACTCTTCATCTTTCCAAAGTTCTACAAGGTTTAATATAGAAGCAGATTCTTGCATTATCTTACTCATCCTCTGACTTCTTTTCTCTTTAAGCTCGTTGAGTAATTTGGTTTGTCGATTTACACATTGATTGTATTCGGTCTGGGCTGTATTAATAGCCTCGACCAAACTCATAGCCATTCGTCTTCCTTCAGTATCTTCTGCGTTTTGATCAAGAAGCTGCTGGAGTCTTTCGACACGCCTTTGTATATTAGAAGCGATAACAACTTCCGCCGATAAAACTATATATTGGTCTACTTCTTCTTGAGTTAGATCCGGTTTATCCCAAGTATAACGAACGAAACTACTCTCAAATAACTCTCTATCTGTTTCTGCTGCGTAAGTGCTTATCTGATGAAGGAAGCGGTAAGTGTGCATGTACCCTATGAGAGTAGATAAATTCTTTTTATTTTTAGCGGATATCTTATCTTTGTCTATTCCATGATGAACGTATTTATTTACCCTTACTAAGGCACGGCTTTCTGACTTAGGGGGTTGATATCCCCCTTCTACTGGCACTTCACTACTGTCTGAAAACTTTACTTGATTCGGGATAGAATTTGTAAACTCAACCACTATTTTATATTCTGCATGTAAGGGGGATATTTTAGGGTCATCAAATACCATCCTCGCCATTTCTATTGGTTTCATGGCGCTACAGTTATTGCTAATAAATTCTTTTTGGTCTTCAGTTAATTCTGGTTTTTCTTTTGCGTAATATTTACCTCCGACCTTGGCCTGTAAACTTTTTTCAGCTAAAAACTTCTTAATAGCTATCCCGTAACGAGATCGGCCAGTTTTTGCGTCTTCTGGAATATCCGCGAAAACTAATTCTATTAACTCTTTAATAAAAGGTGGGTCATCAGGCCTTTGGTTCCACTCATTAAGAATAGCTAGTTTCTGATCTTCGTTTAAAGCTACAGCTTTTGAACTCATAAAATTTCTATCTCTCCATCCTTTAGCATTTTTTTAACTTTTTGTATTATAGACTTCTTAACGTTTTTAATTTGTTTGTATCCCGGGACACGATTCTTTTCGTTAGTTTTGTACCCCATTAAAGTAGCTGCTTCTTCTTCTGACATATTGTCTATGTACAAAGCTTGATAAATTTTCCACTCAGCCGTTTTTAGGGTAGACTTCATTTTGTGATTAACTTTATCCAGAAGACGCATTATATCCACCCCGGTATATTCAGCTGTATTTATTTCATGAGTATGGTCATCTATTGATACTGGTAATTTGGCGTCGTAAGCTTGTTTCTTAGTGCGTACCCAATTTGCGTAAAGTGGACAAGTTTCACATTGCTTGCCGTATATATAACATAAGTTACCCGCTTCTGCTGCAGCGCATTTCAGGCAAGGGCGACAGTAATTACCATAATTATTTCTTATCAGATTTTTTATCTGATTAGAGATTATGCGGTTAATCCACGGGTTAAGAGGTTTTTTAGTGTCGTAGAGATGCCATTTTTTAAATATATGTATCCTAAGAATTTGAGAAACATCGTCGAAGTCCATCCATGATAAAGCTGTTAAGCTCCACTTAGATTTTCTTTTCCTTATTTCCGCATCTATTTGTTCGATAAAATCTTCAAATTTAGGCTTCTTTTTTTTAGGCATTTGGCTTACGGGACGTTCCAGCATCCCTTTTAAAATCCTCCGTAATTGAATCCGGAGAATAAGTGGGATCAGCATCACGCTGATATCCATCCGCCGATTCAGGGCCTCCCGTGCCTAAAAGTTCCTCAAGTGTATTCCGTTTGTCAGGGCGATTTCCCTCTAACTCAAATGCCAAACTGTCTATATTTGGCTCAATAAATTCCTCTTCCTCATCTTCTTCTATATGAACAATAGGCGCTTTTTTAACAACTTTCGCAGCTTTAAAAACTTTTTTAGGCACCTGTTTATTTAAGGACGAAAAAGATTCGCCGCATGAACCGCAAAACTTGGGCTTACTTAAAGAGTATTCTGTAGCAGAACCGCAAGTTAAACAATAAGCTTTCATGAATAATGTTACACTATATATATTAATTGAAATTAAGCATTTTTCAAAAAAAGTGTATAACCTCTATGGATATGGAAAACGTCAAGTTCAAAAACTCGGATGGAATCGAATACGAATTGATATGGAAAAAGCCTCATCACACTTATAATGCTGATGGTTTATGTTATTCCCCTGAAGCGGATAACCCCAAAATCCTAGTCGATCCCAAGCTTAAAAAAAGGCGCAAAATGAGTACTCTTATAGAAGAAGTCACTCATGCTTTCTTTTGGGATAAGACAGAAAGAGAAGTAAGAAAATTCTCTTCAGTTTTAGCAGGTTTAATTAATAAACAAATTAAATAGTATCACATTCAGCTAATTTCGACACAATAAACTTGGTCAACTCTGACCTAACGATATCTTCTTCGTTAAACTCAAACGTATGGATGCCCATGTCTCGACTTTCTTGGTTATTAAAAACATCATAAAGTTTTAGAAAACCTCCGCGGTTACCATTCTTTAAATCGGTTTGCATTGGGTCAGCCATAATAACACATCTAGAATATTTCCCTATCCGCGTTAATACTGTTACTATTTCTCTAAAAGAACTGTTTTGAGCTTCATCCATTAATATAGCCTTACCATTCCAACTCATACCTCTAGCAAAATTAACAGGATGAATAGATACTCTTTTTTCTTTTTGGAGTTTTTTAACTGTATCTTCACTTAGCAACTCATCCAATTTATCCATAAAAGGTAAATTGTAGTAATGAAGTTTCTCATCTGCATCTCCGGGAAGAAACCCAAGGCGAGAATCAGAGCTTTCTACTGCTGAACGCATGTAAATAACATCTGAGACTTTAGAAGTATTTAATAAATTTAAAGCAGAATATACCGCCGTTAAAGTTTTAGAGCTTCCCGCTGGACCTTTGCATAAAATAAGTCTCGTACTTTTATCTTGTGAAATTTCTATAAATCGTTTCTGTTTATCAGTCCAAGGTAGCTCTTCGATATAAAACGTATCTTTAGGCTTAAGTGGGTCCCGTTGGTGAATCTTGACCCTTCCGTCCGTAACTTCGAGAGACTCAAAGTCTCCCGTGCTCTTTACTTTTGGCATCAATAACATTTTACACCGAAAAAGGTGTAATCTATAAAAGAAAGTTATGAATGGCTCGACTAATAGTTTAACTTCGATAATAGAGAAGCAGGAAGTGCAAGGATTTGTAGAAGGTTTAATTGGGGAATATGGATGGTTACTGTTAATAGCTATCACAACTATTTTAGCGAAAGATATGATAATGAATTTTGTCCAAGGTCTATTAGTCTTTGTGGGGAATGATTTTAATAACGATGACATTATTTATATTTCGGGGCGTCAAGCGAGGATAGTTCGAGTGGGTATTCGTAATACCGTTTTTTATATGTCAGATAGGGGAACTAAAATGCCAGTTCCTAATGAGCAATTAAAACAGTTAACTATTGAAAAAGCTTTACCTAAAAACGGAGGAGCGCCTTATTTACCTAAAGGATGCGATCCGGACTTCATAGGGGTTAAACAGGTACCCATAGAACCGCCCCCTACAAAAGTAGAAGTGGTAACTAAGGCTACTTCTCGAAGAAATACTAAAAAATGAAAAGAATCCTAATTACTGCCTTATTACTTACTGGATGCAAAAACATTGACGAAAATGGAAGACTAGAAAAAGTTAGATTTTCAGTTCCAGCGTTTTTTCACGTGGAAATGGAGTATTATTCTGACCAAGAAAATTTAAACCCTGACTTCCCAAGGAGACAGCTCCCCTCACATAAAATAATAAATGGAAAAAAATTTCCAAGATTAATGGAAATGGGCGAATAATAAGTGTATATACCTAACAACATGAAAGACATAGATTTCACCGACCAGATCATTCAATATAAAGAAGAAGGTCTTTTGGCAGACGAAAAAGCTGGTTACCCACCTAATTGCAAACCCGGTTACGAAGTAAGCGAAGATAAAAAGAAGTGCGTCCCTTTGAAGAAGTATAGTGACGAAGCTAAAACGAAAGAAGAATGGGAAAAAACTGACACTAAAGAATTAAAGCGCGACACTAAGAAAGAAAAGAAAGAACATGAAAAAGACGCTTTAAAAGACGACGCTGACAAAATTAAAAAATTGAAGAAAGGGAAACCTTCCGAAAAGAAAAGTGTCGAAATACATGACATCAAAAAAGACGAAAAATTTGATAAGAAAAAACTTAAAGCCGCAAAAATGACAAGTAAGCAAAAAAACGATCTTCCTGATTCAGATTTTGCTTATATACAGCCGGGCGGTAAAAAAGATTCTGAGGGTAAAACAGTTCCTCGTTCTCTGCGTCATCTTCCAATTAATGATGCAGCACATGTGCGAAATGCTTTAGCTCGACTTGATCAAACGGATATCAGTGCGGAGGCTAAGAAAGCAGCCCTTAAAAAAATTAAAGCTGCAGCCAAAAAATTCGGTATTAAGGTTAGTGAGGCATCAGCCACTATAGATTATTCTGATTTGTACTAACCTTTTATAAAGGTCTTGTTAAAGGAAAAGCCCCGCGACGGCGGGGCTTTTGCTTTGTCTATTTATATTCAATTATTCGCCGGACTTGTTGCCGTCAATAACTTTATCTCTTTTGTTAGTAAACTCTTTCTTTATCTCCACTATTCTCTTTTTTACTTCTTCACGGTGAGCTTTAGTTAGTTCATGGAGGTCTTTATGAGCAGCTTTCATTTTATCCCGTAAAGCAGCCCTCTCTTCATCAGTAGCATCTTTAAATTTAGATTTATCAAAACCCCCTTTTATTTTTTTTGAAGCTTTAGCAAAATCTTTTTTAAGTTCTTTAACTTTCGCATCATCACGTACAAGTTTGCCAAAAGCTCTTCCTTTATGACGAATACCTTGTCCTTTCTTCTTAGCGTCACCTCTACGCTTTTTACGTTTATCAAAAGCGGCTTTGAGGCGCTCTTTAACTTTTTCCCGATCAACTTTCTTTTCGGGGCGAGGCTTTTCCTTTTTATCTTTAGGTTTAGCTTCCGCAGTTGTTAACACTGATGCAATGATTGCTACCAGTCCGTACTTAAGAATGTTTTTTACCATCATGGTACTACGTTATTATACACTCCTGCGTGTAATAAGTTATGTGAAGATCACTAAAAAGAAAATTGCAATA